AGTAAAAACAAGGAAGATGAAAAAGTAAGACCATCGTAGGTGAAATTCCTACTATTGATTTTACATTTTTTCTTATTTTTTTGCCTAATAAAATGGGCGTTTTAAATGAGAAAAGGTGTAAAAGGTAAGTTGTATTTGTATTTATTTTTACTATAAATGTCTAATTATTATCTAATAATTCAAATTATCTGGTCTATAAGGACCGCATAATTTTATCATAAAAAAATAAAAAACTTTTTATTCATCGTCATCTTTATCTCTCTTCGTCTCTGTCTTCATCTCTGTCTCTGTCTTCGTCTTTTTATTTACAAGGAAATATAAATCCATCTGTTTTTAAAATTTCAATAATTTCTTCTTTTACAATAATACTATTAGCAATTTTTATATCTTCAAATTTTTTAATATTTTGGTGATTTTTTGTTAAGTCAAATATATGATAAATTTTTTGTAATATTTCTAAATCCTGTATGTAATTGGTATTAGATACTAACCAATCATAAAATTCAATATTTTTTTGATTATTATATTGGTCCTGATTATTTTCTTCTTTTATCTTTGCTTTAGAGAATTTTTTAAAATACTTTAAAGTAGTATAAAGATTGGGGGAATTTTTAGTTTCTTCTACTACACTATTATAATCTGTACAGATAACACACATATTTCTCTTAAATCTTTTTGGTTAATACATAGTGTTTCAAGTATACTTTTTGTATCATATAAAACAGCTGTATGATTTAAAAGGCTCATATATCTGATTACTCTAGGGCAACCATATACAAACATATCCATGTCTTCACTCAATGTAGCCCACACTTTTCCTTTAATAGCCAATAATGCGCATATCTCATCAGATTCACCAGGCGCATCATAATATGTTGCACCATGAGCTCTTATTAATCTTTTAACTATTTCAGTATCTTTTCTGCTAATATTTACAAATTTTTTCTTTAATAAATCCATATTTGTGATTATTTCTTGTTTTTCAATTTCATCCATATGTTCATTTATAACTAATTTATTTTTTAGAATAATATATTCTTCTTCAGCAGCTTTTTTGTCTTCCTTGCGTTTTTGTAGTAACTCTTTTTTTTCATCAGGAGCTTTTCCATCAAAGATAAATATTGGAATAATATTGTAATGTCGTAGAACAGACAACAATAAATATATATTCTCAATAAGGCAATTTTCAGAAGCATATTTATACATATAAATACTAATATCAATAGCAATTTTTTTACCAGATAATTGCTTTAGAGATATTAGTTTTATTGCTTGTGTTGCTTCTTCTTTAAAGAAACGGTTTAAATAACGGATACCCATAAATACGGAATTAGATTTGTGTCTATGAATACCGTTTATTTTTTATTTCTCAATTTTTTTTATCTTCCACCTTTGAAAAGGTGGAGCCAAACCTTATACTTTTATTTAAATTATTATTATTTATAATAAAATTGAAAATAATTATTATTTTAAATATTAATTTATAAATTCAGAATAGTTTTTATATACACACTTCAATTAGAAGGAGGAAAATATTATATTGGAAAAACAAATAATCCACAATTCCGGTTAGAAAGTCATTTTAATTCAAATGGCTCAGAATGGACCAAACTTTATAAACCAATAAGGATTTTAGAATTGAAGCCAAACTGTGATGATTATGATGAAGATAAAATTACACGACAATATATGGATAAATATGGAATAAATAATGTTCGTGGTGGTTCGTTTGTTTCTATAAAATTACAAAAACATACAATAGATACTTTAAAACAAATGAGAAATGGAACAAATGATAAATGTTTTGTTTGTGAAAAAGTAGGACATTTTGCGAAGGATTGTCAAGAAGATGAATGTTGGGAAACTGATAGCGATGAAGAATACGAACTTATGTGGGTTTGCGAATGTTGTGGAAAAGAATTTACAGAAGAGAAAAAATGTGAAAATCATGAAAAATATTGTAACTCAACAAATAAAAAACAAAATATTTATGAAAGTAAAGAGGATGATGATGAAGATGATGATGAAGATGATGAAGATGATGATGAAGATTGTTGTTTTCGTTGTGGAAGAGAAGGTCATTATGCTTCATCTTGTTACGCTTCAAAACATATTAAAGGATATTATTTAAAATAATATCTCATTAAACATATAGAAAAGTTTGGCTCCACCTTTTCAAAGGTGGACAAAAAAATTGAAATACTTTTTTAATAAAAAATAAAAGCACAATTAAAACTAAGAATAATGAAGACCAGATCCCAAACTCAACCTCTTGAATTAACCGCACTCAGCTTTGTCAAATATGAAGTCGATATTGACTTTGATGGAGCACTCAAAGCATGGCAAGCAAATAAAAAAAGCATTGGACAAAGTAGTTATAAATATGTGTGTCAAAAAGTTGGTAATAGAGGAACAAATTGTATTTCCAAATGCCTATCAGGAGAGCATTACTGCGCGACACATTTAAAAATGCTGTCTAAGAAATAATACAAAATTTAAAAATTTTAAAATACAAATTAGAGAGAAAAAAAAAGAAAAAATAAATGCTAACTAACCTAGTTCACAAATACTCATGCGCAAATTTGATAAAATATATTGGTAATTATTTTTTTTATTTTTTCTCTCTATTTGTGCCAAAAAATGTTCTGTTTCTTTTATTGAACTCAATAAACTTTTTATTTTATAATTTTTTTTAATAAAATCACAATATTCTTTTTGATTTAAAGAAGTTTTTTTAAATTGTAATAAAGAGGGATTATTCTGATCGCACCATGATAAAAATCCTTGGTAATTATTTATTAATATCCCTTTAATAATATAATAAGATAAAACATTTGTTTTTTCCTTATATAAATTCTCTCTAAGAACTTTACTATGTGGTGAATTAGAATATAAATCTGTATAAGTTAACCCCATGAAGTTTAATGTTTTTACTAATTGAAAAAAACTATATGTTCTCTCAAAATTTATAAAAAATTCAGAATAAGAGAGAAAATCGTTTATATTTGTCTTGTCCTTTATTAAAAAAAAACTACAAAATAGCGAATTAATAATTTCAGCCCAAAATTCCGTATACGATTCAAATAAATTTACATCAGATGACACTTTAAAAATATCTAAAATACACTTATGAGCATCATTATTATTCATATCTGAAAAATCTAAACCAAAATTATGAAATGTTTCATGAATAAATACCTTAAACCATTCCTCTTTTCTGAATACAACTATTTCGGAATCTTTTGGACAAGTAGTAGTAAATGCTGTATTTACATTAATTTCATCTAAAATAAAAATATTTGAATATGGTAAACGCTTTTCGAGAGAAGTAAAATAAAAATAAACGACTAATGAATTCGCACATTGTTTTGACGAATATTGATTTAATATGTATAACCACATGATAATTGTATCTACATACCTATTAAAGGTATCTAATTTTAATTCAATATTATCTTCTTCAACAATAAAATGGATCTTTATATTTCGACCATAGAGAGAAAATGTGTAAGTTAATTCAGACATTGCTAAATTATCAATATGATTTCGCACTAGTTGAGGAAAGCTGTTAGAATTAAAAATTTGAGGTCTAGTTATTTGTGTAGCACTAAGTAGTTTTTTAGTACTTAATGTATAATATTGGCCTTTGTGTTTTATTTTAAGTAAATATTTATAGGCATTATAAATGTCATAATATAATTTTTTTAAAATAGATATAGTTTTTCTATTTTGTTTTACTGGATGAATATGATTATTTTTTGTAAAAAATAACATTAGTTGTTTACTTTTTTCAGATAATTTCATTCTTATAATAATATATTATTTATTTTATTATTTAATTACTAATTTTATATATAATTACTAATTTTATATATAATTACTAATTTAATTATTTGTTAATTATATATATTATATGGATACTACAATTATAATAATTATTTTAGCAATTATTTTATTTATTTTAATTGCTTTAAATCATATTAAAATTTCTCAAACTACAACGGTAACAACAACTGAAATAACCAGGAAGCCATCATGTTCTCAAACTACATTTGGTTGTTGCCCAGATGGTGTAAATTCAAAAATAAATTTTTATGGAACAAATTGTCCAGGGTATCGTCCTAGTCCAGGATATTTACCAACACCACAGCCTATCGGCGGTTGTTCTGGCACACGTTACGGGTGTTGTCCTGATAATATGAAGGCAAAAGTAGATCCGCAAGGCAGTAATTGTTTACTCAAATAAAAATATTGTAATTAAATATAATATTTAAGTATTATAAAATGTCTATGAGAGAGGAAACTATTTTTGTTGTTTCAAATGAAGAAGATGCTGTTGTTGAAGAAATTGTAAGGGAAAAGGAAAAAGCTCAAGAAGTTACTGGAAAATCAAAAAAAAATGTAGAGAAAATAAAAAAGAAATTTGAAAAGGAAATTAAAATAGATAAAATACAAGAGGTAAAAATAACGGAATCAGAAGTAAAGGTAAAAGAAGAATTAAAACAAGAAGTTATAAAAGAAGATGATAATCTAGATGAGATAAAAATAGAAGAAACAATACAACATATAAAAGAGGTAGTAAAAGAAGTAGTAAAAGAAGTAGAAAAAGAGGTAGTAAAAGAGGTATCTACTGATTTATCATTAAATACTATTTTACTTGATTTTTCAAATAACTCTGTTAGAGAAATTTTATCATATATGAGACAAAAATATGACGATAAAGAAAATATCGATATAGAGAATTATTGTAGAAAAATTAATTGCGTTTTAACTCGCAATGACATGTCTATTATCAATATATTATTAGCAAAAAATCCAACATTATTGTATGATATTGAAAAATCAGCAATGAACATTATTAAAAATAATACTATCGAACCGAAGAATGTACCTGAATTATTTCTTATTGTTCAAATACTTTATACAGGAGTATTAACTATTTCTAAAACTCAATTCGAAAACAATACCCGTAGTGCTTTTTGTGGAACATTAATAAAATTTGTTTTCCATAGTTTGATAGAGAGAAATAAAAATGCGGAAAACGAAACTCAAATATCTTCAGATTTACTTCATTTAGATCAATTAATTGATACATCTATTAGTTTATTAAATTTCAAGTCTATTATTAAACCAAAAGCTTGTTGTTCTATTATGTAACAAATTTTTAGAAATCACTAGTTTTAGGATACAAATTTAGATTAATGATAAAAAACAACTATCTAGACGTTTAAAATATGAGTTGCTATGTAATTTATGAATTAAAATAAATATTAAGTAATATTATAATGACATCATCTTATAACACACCAAGTTGGGGGATAAATTCAACTTTTGTATTCGATCAAACTAGTTCGACACCATTTTCATCAGGTACACAAGATATGTTTGATTCTACAAATAGACCGGGTGTTTTTTTGATGAACGGTAGTCAAGGCAATACGACAGCATATTATCCTATTTTTTGTAGTGTATCGAATACTGCTTTTATAAATGTACAAAATGGAACCGACGATGCTTATTTAGTATATCCGGGATATGGATTTCAATTATTTAATGCAGCAAATTATTCAACACAAAATAACGCGAATTATTCATATACTTATTTTAATTCTAGTAATCAACCTGTTGTATTTAGTTTATATACTACTGCGACTAGCCTAGCTTTTCCAAACGCGGCTTGCGGTGTTTCGTCACACAATGTTACTCCAGGTTTTGGAATAAACAGATATCCAGTCAATTCAACTAGCTCAATTAGAATTTATTATAGAAATACTACCTCCATTACTATTTCAGGAATATCATAATAATGTAAAAAAATTACAAAATACAAATAATACAAATAATTATTTGTATTTTACATAATAATTTATTACACATTTATTCGGTCTTCTCATTGCGTTTAATCTTATCACGAACTAACATAAGTTCATCAAATACAGCAGGTTCTTTACCTCTCATAAAATGTGTTAACTTAGCTTCATTTGTAGCAAGTAATAAATTTTTTAGATCCTCATTTTGAGAAAACTTTGCGTATTGAGCCGCATACATTTCCTTTTTATTACGAGCACCAAAGAAATCAGAGTCAACAGATACTTCAACTGGTCTTAATAATTCTCCCTTATATTTGCCTGATTTGCCTCCAGCTCCCTTTGCCATAGCAGTATCTTTTGATAAATCTGTTCCTGAATCAAGAGAGAAACTCAAATAAAAGTCTGGATGAGTTTTCTTAAATTTAGAGCCCTGGTAATAATGTTCTACTGAAGCCCATTGGTGATTATCCAATGAAAATGGTTGAACCCAAAAATTAGATAACTTTTTACGCCATTGTGGAATAGTTGCTAGCTCAGAAAATTCCTTAAGTCTTTCTGATGGAATTTTCTCTCCACTACCTTTTCCAGGAAGAGGTTTATCTAAAGACTTTGAGTAAAATTGAAAAATAATATCATCATTATATAGTCCTCTCAATTTACTTTCAGAGAGATCTTCATATTTTGCTTCTTTTATTTCTTCTCTTGTTTTTCCTGTTTTAAATTTAATAAAATCAGGAATAATAGCAAATGGTCCAGAATTTCTTTCCATACACTTATCAGCAATCATCTTCTTTATATCATAAGGTATTTCAGAAAATTTAAATATTAATTTTTTTTTATAGGTTATTAATTTATAATGATCTCCCGTATGATCTACAATAATATAAAACTCTGGTGTGAAACGACCTCTTTGAACTAATATTTCATCACTTAAATGTCCACATTGTAAAACATTTTTCATATCACCGCTTTTAAATAATTCACTAGACATAACAATAAATTTAATATTTAATATTCTCTCTAATGTTGTTATAGCCCATGTATCTGCCCAAAAATCACAATGTCTTATCTTATTTTTAAAAGCTTCAATAGTATCAATTCCTTTCATAAATTTATATTCTGTAAGTATTTGAGTTGTTATTTTTTTTTCTTTAACAAGTCTATCATGTTGTTCTTTTACCTTTTTGGCTTCACTTGAAATAATTTTTTGTTCATTTCTATCAATTACTTCAGCAAATCTCTGCTGTAACATTAAATATTCTGATTCCAATTCTTTTATTTGTTGAGTGTCTTTAATAAGAGCAGCATAATACATATCATAGTGCTCTTTATAATTTAAAAAAATCTTTTCAGTAACATCTTTTGATAATTTTTTTCTTAATTTATTTACAGATGTGTGCTGAGCTATACTAGAAAACGCATCTCTAACAGTGGCAAATAAACAATCACCTCCACCTTCATTATCTATTATACCATAAAACTTATTTTTCATAAATTTTGTAACCCATGTATCTTTTGGATCAGCATGATATTTTTCTTTATAATCTTTAGCTTGCTTGGCAGTTTCTTCATTTAATAAAGGTGGCAATGGAACACCTTTTGTAAAAACAAAAATGTCCTTTCTCTCTTCAGGTATTTCATAAAATTCATTATAATCATTTGCTGCTTTTTCTTCATCAGAAACTTCTCCTTCTTCTTCTTCATCTTCTTCATCTTTTGCTTCACCTTTTTTTGATGGTAATCTTATAAGAGGAACTTCGGGTTTTAATCGCAATTTATTTAAAAATTTTTCAGTAACAAACGCATAAATTAATGGGTCATTTATTTTTTCAACATCTAAATTACTATCTTCATCTAATAGAGACATATAATCTGAAGCTTTTATTTCATAAACACCAATTTGAACAACTTTATTATTATATTTAACTAAATAAATTGGAAAATACATAATATTCTTGTCTTCAAATGTATTTTTTCCACTGCCAACAGCAATAATTACATCTACGCCTTTTATTTCTAATTGATATAGATTAGCCTCCATTTTAAGATCTGCTGAATCGACACTTTTTAATTCAGGATAACTAACATCACTATCTATTTTTGATAACACCATATAATATTACTATATTTTATATTTAATACAAATTAAATACAAAATACAAATTTTATTTTTACCACAATATATATTTTTTCATAAATTTATCATTTTTTAATTCATTTATATAAAACCATAAATTTTGTCTTTTAAATACAATATCATTATTAATAGGATCATTTTCAAAATTTACCAAAATTTCTATAGTTTGTTCCTTATTACATTTATTGGTTTTTATTTCTTTTAAAAAACCATAGTATTCGCATATAACTAATAATTCTTTAACAGTATAGTTTTCATTATAATTAATTATTTGTGGCATTGCTATTTCATGATTATATAATTGTTGATCTTCTATTTGTAGTAATAATTCATTTATATCAAAATCTGTAGTATCATTTTCAGAATGAATTAAATCTACTGTATCATGTAAAAAAAAATGAATATTCTCATCTATATTATTTATGCTGGATTGTTCAGTCATTACTTAAATATTTCTTTATCTATTTAAATAATTATTTTACTATACTTTTTTCCACTTTTAAGAAAAGTGGAGCAAAAATTTTTAGAAAATATTATTTATAGTTTTATAATTTTATAAATGTGTTTGGCTCAACCTTTTCAAATGTGGAATTACATATCAATTAAGTCCATAAATTTAAACAATGATTTATTTGTTAAGCTTTTATAATCTTTCACCTTACTATTGGCAATTTTATCAATGACTTCAGAAATAGTATATCCTTCAATTGATAAATAATCATCACCGTCATCATTATTATACAATTCCTTCTTATATAATATTACAACTGTTTCAGTTAATTCATCTACTTCATTTTTCTTATTATCTTGTGAAATAAAAGTATAAAGTTGTGAAAGAAGATTTCTAGTTATATTCATTATCTTTCCCTGAGTAATCATACTATTTGACATTAAATTCAAATAGAAAGCAGCAAGAGCCTTTCTCTTTTCATTTATTTTATTAATTTCACAAAATTTATCATAATTTACCTTAGGATCAACATATTCAATTATATTAAATAGCTCTGTAAAATTTTCTAAATTTTTCTCAAAAGTATCTTTCATTGTAGGATATTTACTAGATAATTCAGAATATAAATCAGCATATACTTTTGAGTAATATCTATTTGTAGAAGCAATATCAAATAGAGTTGCACTCAATCTTGCCATATTATCAATAGTAATATTTTCACTAATTAATCTATCTATTATATCAAAAATTTTATTAACTATATCTATGTAATTTTTATCTGTTAATTTATTAAGATTTGCTCTTATAGCATCTATATCAGCATCAAGACCTGCTTTCTCTTCAATCTTTGTAGGCTGAAAATTTCTAATAGCATTCCAATCTTCATCATTTATAATTTCTTGTGCCTTTCCGCGACGACCTCTTTTAAAACCTCCATTGCCATTTTCTCTAGTTGTTTCAGATTTAATTGGATTTTCTTGTTTTTGAAATACAGGTGTTTTCACGTAATCAGGTGATCCAACTTGTAACGCCAATTCAGAAATTCTATTTAAAGTTTCATCTGGCAATTTATAACTAAATCCTTGAAAAAGGATTGAATTAAAATCATCAATACTATATTTGTTAATACTAACCGACATTATAATAGTATATTATAATATACCATACCATTTATATCAATTTTTTTAAAAATATAATAATATTTATAAATACACTTAAATAGATTTGATGATAATATATATATAATGTCAGCTAATTCTACAGTTAACGATCTATTTGGTATTAACGAAGACGTATATGATTCTTCGTATGAAATTCTAGCATGGGATGATCTAGAAATTGATCCCAATTTATTAAGAGGTATTTATGCTTATGGTTTTGAGAAACCTAGTCCTATTCAACAGAAGGCTATAAAGCCTCTTATTCTTAAAAAAGATATTGTAGCGCAAGCACAATCTGGAACAGGTAAAACAGCGACTTTTACTATTGGTGCCTTAGCAAATGTAGACATCACTGATAATAGCACGCAAATTTTAGTTTTATCTCCAACAAAAGAGCTTACTACACAAACAGCAAAAGTATTTGCTGGACTAGGAGGTATGCTTGATGGTCTTCGTATTAAGACTGTTTATGGAGGTTCTGCTTTTGAAGAAAGTAGTAGTTTTTCAAATAAAACAGTCCCTCATGTTATTTGTGGTTGTCCTGGACGTGTTTATGATATGATGCGTCGTGATAAAATTAATTCTAGAAAAATTAAGCTAGTTATTTTAGATGAAGCTGATGAAATGTTATCTAGTGGATTTAAAGACCAAGTTTATAATATTTTTCAGAATTTTAGTAGCACTATTCAGGTCGCGCTTTTTAGTGCTACTATGCCTGACGGTATTAACACTATTATTAGTAAAATTATGAGGAATCCTGTAAAGATTAGTGTTAAACGAGAAGCATTAACATTGGAAGGTATTAAACAATATTATGTTGCTATTGACGATGATCACCAAAAATACGCTACATTAAAGGACCTTTTTTCATATTTATCTATTTCACAATGTATTATTTATTGTAATAGCATTAAACGAGTTCAAGATTTATATGAAGCAATGAAGGATGATGAGTTTCCAGTTTGTCGTATTCATGGTAATATGGATAAAACTGATAGAGAAACTGCTTTTAATGATTTTAAAACTGGAGGTTCTCGTGTATTAATTTCTTCCAATGTTACTGCTCGTGGTATTGATATTCAGCAAGTTAGTATTGTTATTAATTTTGATTTGCCAAAATGTGTCCACACATATCTTCATAGAATTGGACGAAGTGGTAGATGGGGTAGAAAAGGTGTTGGAATTAATTTTATTACTAGACGAGATGTAAGTAAGATTAAAACAATTGAAGAACATTATTCTACTCAAATTTCTGAAATGCCTTCTGAATTTGGGTTTTTATCTGGAATTTAGATTATAAAAGTAATTTTAAAAGTTACTTAAAAATTTAGATAATAAATTATATAGACACATTATGTCATATGATTATTTAATGTATACAGCATCTGTTTGGTTTTTTCTTTGTTATATTCCAGATTTTTTTGCTAATATTATAAATAAAAACGCAAATATATATAATGTATATGAAAAATTAATTATTCTAATAGCTACTACTTTTGCTTTAAGTTATTCAATTACTATAAATAATAATGCGCTAATTATTAATTATGCGCCAATTTTTTGTTTAGATTTTATATCTTTATTAATGAAGTCATATTATGCTTATAAAAATAGAAATATAGATGTTCGTGTATTAAATGGTAAAATAGCTTTTGAAAATGTATTACATCATGATATTGAAACTCCTATTCACAATATTGAAAATCATATTTGTAATAAACCTTTATAAAATTTAGATATATATTGCTTTTTATTTTTGTAAATTTATATTATATTATAATATAATATAAACATGAAGTTTAACACGAAAATAAAAAACATTAATTTTTTTGTAATAATTATCATATTAATAATTACTTATTTTATTTTTAAACGACAAATTAATATTAATTTAATGTTTTTTATGTACGATATTTACGCATTATTTGGATTGTATTGGCAAACAGAACCTGAATATTGTTCACCAATGAAATATGGATTTACACCAGTTATGCCGTTAGAATATTATGCCGAATTTAATAAAGCAGTTTTTGATAGAATACCAACTGGAGATAATACATTGAATAATGAGGAGGTCATGAGAATATGTGATAGAAATTTAGAATGGTTAAGAAAAAATGGTGAAATATATGATAAACCAAAAAAAATTGAAGTTTTGTATGTAGATCAAAATGATTTTAAAGAAAAAGTTTTATATTATGTTAAAAATGATTATCCATTTGTGATGCGAGGAGTAGATTTAACATGTTTTAAAAATATGAGATACGATGCTCTAATGAAAAAAGCAGGCAATAATAAAGTTTATATGAGCCCTAGTGCGGAAGAAAGTTGTCCAGATAATGTATTTACTGAACTTAAAAATGTTGCTAAAAATAAATGCTATATAACAAATTCTACCAATTTATTTTATCATTATGAAGATTTACTTCCTGATTCTGATATGGATATTATTAAAAATATATTAGACGGTTATATGACAAATAATAGTAAGCAATTATTTTTAGGTGTTGTAAAAGGTACTGGGACAGCTATGCACGCAGCTTACACAAATAATTTTTTTATAATGATACAAGGAGAGAAAAAATGGACATTTTTTAATCCAAATCAATTAGCACTTATATACCCTTGCTTTCAAGAGAAAGGTATTTACATGGCATCAGAAACTAGATTTTTAAATATGGATACATATATATCTATTGATAAATTTCCATTAATGAAATATGTAGAAAGATATGAAATAGAATTAGAAGAGAGAGATATTTTATATAATCCTATGTCCTGGTTCCATTCTGTTTATAATAAAACAGATATTTCTGTGGCTTGTTCTACAAGATGGTCTAAATCGCCTAATATTCCTGATGCCCATATGTTGCGTTATGGTCATATGATTAATCCTGAGTTAAGAAGTTATGTAAAAGACATTTATATTAGCACTGGTGTGCTAGGAATATCACAAATTGATGAGCATAAACATATGATTGGAGAGAATGATCCAGATGCTATACCTTATTGGGATAAATATACAAATGATTCACATAAAATTTGTAAAGATGAAGATTGCTCTATTCATTGGCATAAAAATACAAATAATTATATGTATATATAAATATTTCTAATCAAGTTATAAAACTGTAATAAAAATTTATATATATTTATCAAGATTATATACAAGTAAATTCCATATTATAAAATAGAATATATACAAGTTAATAATATGACTAGCCCATTTTTGTCGTGTATAATTATATACTTTGAGTAAAATAATTGTAGCTAATACAAGAGTTGGCGCTAACACACTTATTAACAAATATCTATTTTCTTTTGAAAGGTTAAATTGTTTAGCTAAGAATAATGATAATACATTCATTAAACCTAAAGCAACTGGTGCTAAAAAAGTATATGATTTATAACTAAAATTAAAGTCTTTTTTCTTAAATTGTAACACACAAAAAAAATAAGGCAAAAATACCAAACACGATGAACCAATAACAAATGCTCTTAAATACTCATTATCCATATTTATATATATAAATATTTATATAAATATTTATATAAATATAAAATATATTATTCCATATACCATTATAATTACACATATTTATCTAGATTAAATACAACAAAATTCCAAACAATAAAATATAATAAATATAACTGTATATAATGACTAATTCTATGAACAAAAGTATAGTTATATACGTTAAAAACGGTTACTGTAATCATAACTAGTGTAGGAGCTAAAATACTTATTAATAAATATCTATTTATTTTTGAAAGATTAAACTGTTTAGCTATGAATAATGACGCAACATTCATTAATCCTAAAACTATTGGCGCAAGAAAAGTATAAAATGTATAATTATAATTAAAGTATGATTTCTTAAAACGCGATACCACAAAAAAATATGGTAAAAATACCAAATATGATGAACCAATAACAAATGCTCTTAAATATTCATTACCCATATTATATATAGATATTTAATAGATATTTAATACAAATTTAATAATTGAATTCGTAAAATAACAACAATATAAATTCTTTATAAAATATAATGTTTAATACAGATTTCTTTTATAAAGAAGATAAAGAAGATAAACAAGATAAAGAAGATAAACAAGATAAAAAACTAGGTAAACAAGATGAAGATCAAACTAGCACTGTGAATAAAATTAATGATTTTTTTAAGTTACCTATTTACTATAATGAAAAGAAGATTGCTCTTAAACAAAATTTAATAACAGATTTAGAACTTATAAAAACTGTAGATACATCTTCTAACTCAATTTATTCATTTTATTTTAATACTGATAATGATGTATCTAATAAATTAACAGAACAAGTTGCTGATTTTTATACAACTGATATTTCATTCTTAAAAGATAATCAAAAACTTATTAAATCATATAATCCTCCTATAAGCAAATATACATATTATTCGCCAAACTATAAATCGATTATAAATATTTGGAATGAATTAAAAGTTGACAGCGGTTTTAGAGAGAAATATTACTATCTTGATTGGGAAATGATTGAATTTTTAAATACATCTGAAATTTTTCTACAATTTATGAGCATTTATAACTTATGTTCTCCTATTTTCTCTCTATTTATTCCTGTAATTATACTAATCATACCATTTTTTATTTTAAAAATGAAAAATATTGAAATAACAGTTAGCGAATATATTAGTGTATTAAAAGTTGTTGCGCAAACAAATGCTATTGGAAAATTATTTACAGTAAACTTTAGCGATATTGGAACACAAGAAAAATTATATATTTTAATTTCAGCAGGGTTCTATTTATTTTCTATTTACCAAAATGTCATGGTATGTGTTCGTTTTAATAATAATATGAAAACTATTCACAATCATTTTAGGGAAATTGAAGTATATTTAGATAATACTGTTCAATCAATGGACAATTATCTTAAATACGCAAACCAAATGACTTCTCATAAAGGGTTTAATGACCAATTAATTAAAAAACGAGAGATTTTAGATAAAATTAATTCCAAAATAAAGACTATTTCAGAATATAGCATATATAATATTAGTAAGCTTAAAGAAATTGGAAGAGTATTAAAATATTTTTATGAATTACATACAGATACTACATATGAAGATGCTATCATGTATTCTATAGGATTTAATGGTTACATCGATTGTATAGAAGGGTTACAGAAAAATCTTCTAGAGAGAAAAATTAATTATGCTAGTTTTGTTGACAGCAATAAGAAAATTGTATTTAAAAATAGTTATTATGCTAGCTTGATGAATGATAAACCTATCAAAAATACTATAAAATTAAAGAAAAATTTAATTATTACTGGACCCAATGCTTCAGGAAAAACAACCATTTTAAAATCAACGCTTATTAATATTATATTTACACAGCAATTTGGATGTGGATTTTATCAATCGTCAAATTTTAAACCATTTGATTATATTCATTGTTATCTAAATATTCCTGATACATCTGGACGCGATAGTTTATTTCAAGCAGAAGCAAGAAGATGTAAGGAAATTTTGGATATTATTCAAGAAAATAAAAAAGCGACGCATTTTTGCGTATTTGATGAACTTTATTCGGGAACAAATCCTGAAGAAGCCGAGGTAAGCGCTATATCATTTATGTTATATTTACAAAAATATAAAAATGTTACATCAATGCTTACAACACATTTTATTAAAGTCTGTAAAAAATTAGATAAAGAAACTAGTATTCAAAATTATAAAATGATTACTGAAAAACAAAATAATAAAATTATTTTTATGTATAAATTAGATAAAGGAATTTCGGAAGTAAAAGGCGGAATAAATGTGTTGACAGAAATGAATTACCCTAAGGAAATTATTGAACACTCTATTAGTCAACAGTAATTCTTGTAAAATTATAAATAAAAATAATATAAATAAAAATAATATAAATAAAAATAATATAAAAATAATATAAATAAAAATAATATAAATTAAATTCGTTAATTAATAAATTAATTTATATATCCTTTCTGTAATAAAATGGCTTCCTTAGCAGATTTATTTAGTCCTACATTTTTAATATTTTTAGGAATATTAGTATTAGTAGTAGCTCTTCTAGTTGTTTATTTTGAAAGTAAAACGAGAGAACAAAATCACCGAATAGCATCCATGCTTAGTTTAGTATCCACTTTAGCTGAAGATGTTAATGGTATTAAATTTGGTTTAAATCATTTGGCTGTAAATTATATGGGAGGTGGCCAACCTTTAGCACAAAATACTGAAACTAATAATTTTCTCAATCAAGAAAATCTAATTCCTGTATCTGACGATGATAATGACGATGATGATGATGACGACTTTGAAGAAGAGGATGAAAGCAATACTTCAGAAGATGAAAATACAGTTTTATTACTAGATGAAAATGATAGTGATGATGGTGACAATAATATGGAATTAATTGAAAATGAAGTTGATAGTGATAGCGACAGTGAATTTGGTGATAGATTAGAAGTCAAAGTTTTAAAGATCAATATTAGTAATGAACTTAACGATGATATTAATGAACTTAATGATAATATTAATGAAATAGAATTAGAAACTAGTAATGATTTAAATGAACTTGTTGATGATCTAGAAGAACCAGAAGAACTAGAAACAATAAATGATGAACAAAATATTACAGATACACAACATGATCTCGATTTTGATATTAGTAATTTAAAGACAATTAATATCAATTTAGAAGAATCTAAGAATGATGCTACTGATTATAAGAAACTTTCCATCCAGAAATTAAGAAGCATTGTTGCTGAAAAAGGATTAGCTGGAGATACTTCAAAATTGAAGAAACAGGATTTATTTAAATTACTTGGTGTTGAATAAAGATTTAAAAGATTTTTATATTAATTTTATCTTATAAATATATAAATGAGTTGGTCGACCTGCTACTCCGGATCTAATAATTATCAATTTAACTCTCCACCAATCATGTCAGATGGTCGCAATTGGGCACAATGGCAACCGGACGCTGTGGTTAACGAGAGAATTCAAAGACAAGAAGGTATTCAAAATAACTGGACATATCGCCAGTTCCTCCAAAATAATGGACTTCAAATTATGAAATACAATACAACCGAAACGTGCTATACATTAGGTTTAGATCCTCATGTTAAATCCGATCGCACACCATCAGATAATGTCCCTTACAAATTTAGAAATGTATTTGACACAAGTAAACCTGGGTTTGGATACTGTAATAGTGATCTTAAAAATCCTTATTTGACCACCGAACAATTAAATGCTCGATTAATTGCCCCTTCTATTAATCCTGCTAATTTTTCAAATTAAATAAATAAATATATTATTTATATATGTATTTATTCGTTGGGATTACACAATTTATGAAAATTTTTAATCCATATTTTAGAAAACATTTATTAGAGACACTAGAAAGTCACGAATATTTATTTTTAAATACATTCTTAGTGGCATTTTTTGTAATGTTATATTTTATTTATACATTATTTTCGCATGACAAGTATATTCATAAATTAGCATATAAAATTAGAAATCTAACAACAACACAAATAGTTTATTTTATTATTATTGCGCTTGTAACTGTTATATCATCCCTTATTCTTATTCATTTTGATAAACATTATAATACACCATTAATTAATGGATTATTTACCAAAGTAGTAGCAGCTGCATTATTATTATTAGTCGGAATTTTTATATTTAAGGAAAATTATAATTATAAACAAATATGTGGTATTGTTTTAACTGTAGTTGGATTATTTTTAATTTCTTGTAAATAAAGATTATTAACTGTAAAAAAGATAAAAGATAATAAATTAAACAACCAATTTAAATATTTTAATTTATATTATTAAATGAAAATATTATCTATTGATGTTGGAATTAAAAATTTAGCATTCTGTCTTTTTGATAAATCAGAAGATCTATCACATTTTAAGGTTACAAAATGGGATATTATTAATATATCAGAACAAGAAGATGATTTGCTTTGTGGATTTACTGAAAAAAATATTACCTGTAATAAACCAGCTAAATTTAAGAAAAATGATCAGTGTTTTTGTTTAAAACATTCAAAAAAACAATCAAATTTACAAATACCAACATCTCAACAAAAACCAGCCTTTATAAATAAACAAAAAATTCAAAAACTTTGTGAAATAGCAAGTAGTCATGGAATAAAATATCAACTAAAGGTTAAAAAAAATGATTTAGTTCAATTAATTAATGAATATGTTCATCAAAATTATTTTGAAAATATTGAAAGCAAAAGAGCTGACAAAATTAATTTGTTTAATATTGGATTAAATATTAAAACAAAATTTAACAAATTATTTGAAACTGAAAAAAAAATAGATTATATTATTATTGAAAATCAAATAAGTCCTATTGCTAGTAGAATGAAAACTATTCAGGGTATGATTGTTCAATATTTTATTATGTCAAATATCCAAGTAGATCATATAGATTTTATTTCTGCTGCTAATAAGCTAAAAGATTTTGAAACAAATAAAAATAATAGTGAAAATAAAGACAATATAGACCTAGATAAGACATCAAAATCAGAAAAACCAGAAAAATCAGAAAAACCAGAAAAAACTAAATATAGTGAAAGGAAAAAAATGGGTATTTCCAAATGTTTAGAAATAATTACAAATAACTTTAGATTTAATGAACATGTTAATTATTTTAGCAAACATAAAAAAAAAGATGACTTATCCGATTCTTTTCTTCAAGGACTATGGTTTATTCATCATCATAAGTTGTAAATCGTATATAAAAACAAATTTATATATAAAAATAATTTAAATTTATTAATTTTATATATTTTAGAATTCGTAATACTTAAAATTAAATGTTCTAATGAATCAATAGATATAATGTCAGATATTTTGGAAATTACTGAATTAGATTTTAATGACAAAAGTGGCTGGGAAAACAAGTCCAGTAATTTTGGAGGTGGTCTAGAATTGTTAATGAATGATAAAATTAAGGAAAGTGGTGGCCCATCTAGTGATATTAATTTAGATGATTTAAATAATCTAGAAAATGAATTGAATAATCTTGTGGATGATATTCCTTCCAATAGTTATAAACCTAAATCTGATTTATTTAATAAGCCAAGTGTATCTTTTAATGAGGAACCTTCTATTAAATTTGGCGATTCAAATATTGGTCAAGGAACCGCTCAGACCGAGAATGATAGCAAAACATGGGATGGTTATGGAAAATTTAACAATATTCCAATGAACCCAGATAAATCAATTCCTATGGAACCAAAATTATCAAAAGAGGACATGCTTAGAGAGAAGTTTAAGTATTTAAGAAAGCTTGAAGGCCTTGAGAAGAAGGGAGTTGAGCTCTCAAAGAAGTATAATATGGAGTCATCTCTTCAGGAAATGATGGGCGAATATGAAACTATTATGGAAGAGAAGACTAAACAAAATTCAGTTAAGTTCCAAGGCAATATGTTAATGGCTTGTATTAATGGTATTGAATTTTTAAATGGTCGTTTTGATCCATTTGATATTAAATTAGATGGTTGGAGTTCTCAGGTTGAAGAAAATATGAATGATTACGATGATGTTTTTGGTGAACTTTATGAAAAATATAAGAGTAAGGCATCAATGGCTCCAGAACTTAAGTTATTATTTCAATTGGGTGGTAGTGCCATGATGATACATATGAGTAACACTATGTTTAAGAGTGCTATGCCAGGTATGGATGATATTTTGCGCCAAAATCCCGACTTAATGCGTTCTTTCCAAAATGCCGCAGTTAATTCCATGTCTCAATCCGCACCAGGCTTTTCCGGATTTATGGGCAATATGATGAACCCTGAACCACAAGTCCCTCAAGGACGCGGGCCTCCTCCACCAATGGCTACGCAAGGTCCTAATGCGGTTCCTCTGCCAATGGGAAGAGCTGGTAATAACAGTTATGGCAACAGACCTGATCTAAATATGGGACGCAGTTCTTTTGCTGAAGATGGAATTAGTCTTAGAGAGAATTTTGAAAGGCCAGATTTACAAGATAGAACCACTAAACGACCTGTTGGTCGTGCTGAAATGAAGGGGCCAAGCGATATTACTGATATTCTCTCTGGATTAAAAACTAAGACTATTAATATTCAAGAGCCTGCTTCTAATCCCTCAAATATTAGTAATATGAACGATAGTAGTACTATTAGTATTAGTGAATTGAAGGAGCTACAATCTGATGGTAATATGCCAAAGCGTAGTGGTCGTCGTAAGAAGTCTGCTAGCAATACTGTTTCTCTCGATATCTAAGGTAGAGACAAAATAATCCTTTTGTCATTACTTTTTTAAAAGTATATTTACATCATTTTTACACCTGTCCAATACATATTTTTTAAAGTTTTATTTAAAAAATAAGCATGAAATCTATTTGGTATCCATTTACACATAGGAACCATAGTATGTCTTATTTTGTTGTTCTGATATATACTTATAATTTTACTATATTTATCTGCTTTTTCATATGAGTCAAATGGATAACAATGAAACTTTCCTATAGATTGGGTGTCACCCTTATTTTCTACACATAAATATACTCGATCATACCAATTGTTTTTATTTGAATTACTATTATTTGGACTACTATTAGATGAATTACTATTATTTTGATTATAAGAATCATATATTAATGAGCTCTCGGTTAGTGATGCCATTATTTAATAATATAAATTTATTTTTAAACCTATATTATTAATATATTATTGAATATAAAAACATATACAACAAATTGAGAATAGATGTCCGACATCTATATTACATCCATAGCACCCATAACAATTACATAAGTCGCAGCCTTTATCTTGTTCTTTCTTCTTTTTTTTTACATCTTTTATTAAAATTTCTTCTATTTTCTCTCTATTATCCATTTTATAATAAATATTAAAATAATTTTTAAATAAATTTAATATAATTTTTAAATAATTATATTGATATTTATATTTAAAAAAAATATCTTTTAAATTAATAATGAGACAAAATACAAGACAAAGGTCTACACCAAATACCACCGCAAATAATTCAATGACAAAATGCCACAAAGGTGGTGTAAAAATTAAAGAAACTAATAACGGTTATATAGCAGATCCCTTTCAAAATGTTAATCCATTCAATATTGTCCCTGAAGAAAAGAGAGAAGATATTCAATATAATAAATCTGATTATAGTACTTTAGATTTAAATATTGATCATTATTCCAGACCTGAACTTTATCAATTATTTGGACTAACATCATCAATTGCTTTAACTGAAAACATTATGAAAGAATGTAAAAAAATGGTATTAAAAACACATCCAGATAAATCACAATTAGATAATAAATATTTTATTTTCTTTTCAGGAGCATATAAAAAATTATTAGGTATCTATGAATTTCAAAATAAAGTTAATTCAAAGAAAACTACAACTACAACTAGCGAATATCATGATACAAATAATGGCGAAGTTTTAGATAAAATGTTTGATATGAATACTGAATTAAAAGATCCTAAAAATTTTAATAATTGGTTTAACCAACAATTTGAAAAACATCGTTTAGAAGATCCTGTATCAAGTGGTTATGGTAATTGGCTTAAATCAGATGAGGACATTGTTTTCACACCCACAAATATTACAAAAGATAAAATGGCTTCAGAAATTGAAAAAAGGAAGAGAGAAGTAAAGGCTGTTACTACTTATACTGGAGTAGGTGATTTATTTTCTTCTACTTTTGGAGGGTCATCTTTAATGGCTTATGATAGTAATTTTACTTCAGGTTCTCTCTTCAGTAATGAAGGAATGGGTTTTACAGATTTACGTCAAGCATATGCTGAATCAGTTATTCCTGTTACAGAAGAAGATTATAATAATATTCAAAAATTTAAATCGGTTGATGAATATAAACGACATCGTGATGGAACAAATGTTGTTCCACTTAGTAAAGAGGAATCAATGCGTCAGCTATATCATGAAAATAAACAAAAGGATGAGGAGTCTGCCGCATTAGCATTTTATTATGCTCAGCAATCTGAAAAAGCTAAGAAAAATGAAAATGATTTTTGGACTGGATTAAAACAAGTGACTAATTGGTAATTTTACACCTTTAAGAAAGATGGAGCCAAATTTTATTATTTTGATCAACTTTTATTATACATTTTTCAAAGGTATTTAAATACATTATCATAATATATTTATATTATGAAAATTATAGAAAAAATAATTTTAATAACATCTTTGATAACACCATTTAATGCTGAATACATATTACGAGGTTGTAATAGAATAGGAAATATGGCTTTATATGGAATTTTTCTTGATATTTATAATAAAAGAAACATTTATTATTTTTCAATAACATTATTATTTATTGAATACATAAATAATCATACTATGTATTGTATTCTATTAGTATTATTATCATTCGCGGCTTTTATAAATAGTTGTATTAAATGGAGTGATATAATTTTTTATAATATAAAAAATTAATAGACAAATTTACAAATATAAATAAAAAATTAAAACAAATTAAACATATAATTTTATATTTATACAATAATATGAGACTTCTACCTATATTAACCAGCACATTATTACAAAATAGACGTATGAATACACTGCTATTTTCATCTATTACAAATTTGGATAAACCATCTTGTAATAGTTGTAAATTTTATAAACCAGAAAAACATGATAGATTCGACTCTACATTTTCAAAATGTTCTCTCTATGGAAATAAAAATCTTCATACAGGAGAAATAGAATATTCTTATGCTACTGATTGTAGAAAAAATGAAACTTTATGTGGACAAGAAGGAAAATTATACGAAGAAAATACATCAATAAGTATGTCAATACTTTCGCATCATTTTGAAAAATATTCAATAATATATCAAGTATGTATAGGTTATTTAATTATAGTTTATCTTACTATTAAATACTAAATAATATCTACATTTTCTTACACTACTTCATTATCATAAGATTTCACTTTCAGCATTTATATAAACATTATGGTCACTCCATTCTGAACGACATGTCGGACATGTTTTAGTTCTATTATAAGCATTACAACTAACAAACCAGCTTATAATAGCATATTCATTATAACAATTTCTACAACTACAGCATAACATATATCTTTCATTTTCTTGAATTTCCGCATGTTGTATAGGACACATATTTTGATCTTGTTCGCAAATCTTACGGTTTACCACTTGACTTATATAAGGAATATCATTTAATGAAACATCATATATATGTAAAGTCTCCTCATTGCGTCTAATATCTCTTTGAATAAAAGGTCGTATTATATCATCAATAGGTGTCAAAGGATGTGTATCAAAATCCTGATATAAATTTAAACTATTATGTATATTTCGAATATTAAATACACCGTCTCGTTGATTATAATTATTTTTACTTAAAGCATATACGCGAACCTTCTGTCTTCTATGTAAAAACTTTAGATTTAAAAAATGACTTTCAATACTATCAAAATTAATTGAACCTCTATAAGAATTATGTGTATTATTTTCATATAGTTCTTCAGAATTAAAAGGAAAATAAATCATATCATCACTTATTTTTACACATTTTTGTCTTATTAAATATGAATCATAATGAAATCGTATAAATTGATTTGTATAAAATTTAATTTCTTGTAGATATTCAAATATACGGGTTGATTCAATAAAAAATCCTTTAACAAAACCACCAAACCTGTTGGTTCTAATTCTAAACTCATCGCTATTTACATTATTTAAAGCATTTATTTGAATAGAACTTATTTTTTGAATACTATTACTACTTACATCTACATGAAATCTTAGGTTTCTTCGATCAATAGAATATGTCCTACATAATAAAGCAAAATTCATTTGTTGATCGTGATATATATTCATACTATTATTTCCAGCTAAATGAATACATGAATAATCAATCGCAAATTTAATTTCATAATTTTGTAATCCGCATAAATTTATGTTACCAAAAAACATATCAAATGGAATTTGTAAATATAATTTATTATTAATAATTTCTGGAGTTTTTAAATTCCATAATAAAGCTAGTGGTATTTTAACTATATCTCTGGTGCCAATAGTAAAATTTAATCTTAATGGATTTATATATGTTTGAAAAAATATTAAATTAGAATGATTATTTAGACTTAAAATAAGACATTCAGGTTTTATTTTATCAAATATTGGAGGATTATTTATAATTAATTCATTATTATTATTAAAATCATATGTTTTATAACCAATAGCAATATTTTCTGGAGTAAGAGAGTTTATTTCATCTTCGTGATTTCCTGATAATTGAAGTAATGAAGCGCCAATTTCCGACATATAAAGTGATATTCAAATACTTTTATATTACTTTTATATTACTTTTATATTACTTTTATATTACTTTTATATTACTTTTATATTACTTTTATATTACTTTTATATTACTTTTATAT